GCAGGAGGTCGGCGTCCACTTGGTCCGCACCGTCTCCGAAGTCGATGTGCCTGTCCTTTACCACATCATCTTCGAGATCCCCGGTCTCCTTGTGGAGCTGGCGGAAGATGGTCTTGATTGCGGAGAGGTCCTGCAACTTGTACGTGATGTCCACCTCGGTGGTCCAGTCCGTGTTCGTCTCCCCGTCGTAACCGGCATCCAGGTTCTTGATGTCAGCGTCGTATATCTCCGTGACGGCGGCCCCGACGTGGACCTCCGCGATCTTCACCCACCCGGAGTCAACAGCCGGGGCGACGGGGGAACCCGCAGGTGTCCCCGCCTTGGACTGGATCTCCAAAGTGTACTGACCCTTCGTGGCCACGTTGAGGTAGGAGATGGGATTCGGGGGAACGGGGTCCCGGAACGCTCTCTGCTGCGTGTCATACGTCACGAGGCTCCTCCGCACTTCAATTATGTCCACGCGATCAAGAGCCCCATCGGCAGCGTCGATCGCCACGGGACCCTCGAGGGCCCCGGCGTACAGAGCCTGCTCGAGAGTAGGGTCGAAGCCGAAACCTTCCTGGACGTCCACGTTCATCGAGGGGGTTCCTCTCTCAACGACGGCGAGGCCTGAGAGGACGACCTTGTTACTGCTAGAGTTGGCGAGAGCACGACGGAGGAGCACACCGAGGCTCTCGTGAACGAAGTCCTCTCCTGCTGTGAGATCCACCGTCTTGATTATCTCATTGTCGTAGTATACAACTTTTCCCAGAACACTCATCATCAACCTCCTAAGTGTGTGCTCTCCAGAGTACCTGCATCGACGGGTATACCCCCGCCGTCTTGATCAACGCCAGTAAATACTGATAGTAGGGGAGGAGCCCCTCTCCTCCGAATCCTGACACGAAGCTCTGCTCCGTGTAACTCGCAACGTCGTAGTCGTACGTTGCGATGGGATCATCAGTCCCGGGCCAGAGTGAAGTGAAGCCCGACACCAGGTTCTCGTCTACGAGTATCACGCGCACCGTCGGGTAGTCGAGCATGGTGCCAAACTCAACGTGATCGATGTAGAACGTGTACTCGTCCGACGTCCCTCCAACGTTCTGGAACGTGATGGTCAAGTCGTCCAAGGAGGGCACATCTACAAACAACTGCTTCGACTCATATCTCGTACCAGGATTCTTGGAGATGACACGAGAAGCAGAAGCGGCTTGCCACTCCAGCGTGTCGAAGTTGTAGTAGTAACCGTCACTAGCCCTAGTGATGATGACCTCAAAGAGGTCGTCGGTGGGAAGCAGACGGTCGTCCTTCGTGAAGAAGTTCAACACGTAGTGCGCCGCTGACACGCCGGTCAGTGTCTGCGACAGGGAACACGCACTACCAGAGGAGTCCACGTAGAGCTCTGCGCAGGTGAGTCCGTAGAACATGTCGTGGGAGACGAAGTTGACTGTCGAGCTCCCCGCAGCACTCGTGTTCCAATTCACGGTGGGATCAAGCTCAAACGAACCGTCAGTTATGAACTCATCCAGGGTGATGTTCTCAGTGACGTACACGACCTCCACGTCCACGAAGTAGGACATGACGTCCCGTATCATCCACACCGTGATCCAACTGGGGTTGTTGCTTCGGATGATGAGTGCCTTGAACCTGTTGATGAGCTCCTCGTCCGTCTCCAGGTACCACCTCTTGAGTCCCGTGAAGTAGTACACGAGCTTCTCAAGATAGGTCCCCTGGAAGCCATCGAAGTCGGCCGTCCTCGTGATGTAGTCCACGAAGGCCTTCACGTACTCTAGTTCGTTGGCGATGGCTCCGCACTGGTAGTCCGACGACTCATCGATGGGAGACAAGGGGGTGAAGTCCTCCTTGCCGAAGATCGCCTCATACTCGTCGGTCGTCTTGTCGAGCATAGTCATCATGAAGTCGTTCAACTCTGCTATGACACTCAAAGATTTTCCTCCTTACTACACCGAGTAAGATATCGTGATGACACCAGTCCTCGCGACCTGGGTGCTCCCCACCGACACGTTGGCGGAGGGAGCAGAGACAACCACGTCGTACACTCCTTGGACCTCCATGACCCTCTGGATGATCTCACTCACGATGACGTCCTCTCCTATCGTCAAGTTGTTGATGTAGTCGGATATGGCATCCTCCACCGTCGTCGTGATGTAGTCGCGAGCAACTTCTCCCGTGTCCGTCAACTCGACGGTCACGTTGGTCGTGACTACGGTGGGACCCAGTACCCTCATGTTGATCCCCGCCGGTTTGTATCCAGGATTCGCCGTCGTTCCGTCACCATAGAGGACGTCCTCCACCGCAGCTATGAGCGCCGCGGGAGCATTCCCAGCCCCGTCGTCGATGTACACCGTGATGTTGTAGTACCCCGTGATGGGAGGGAAGTGCTCCACGACACTGGCGGAGCGTACCCCATCGACTGACTTCGCTCCCGACACCAGTCCCCAAGTGGTGCCACGACCCAGTCCCAAGATGTACTCCCGGAATCTCTGGAGGAAGGCGTTGTCACTCTCCTCGTCAGCTCCTCCCGTGGTGGCGGTGGCGTTGTCCACGGTGTCCACTCCCACCACGGGAGTCGTCACCACGCTGATGGCGTGAGCGGGGACGTTGTACGAACTGCCCGTGTCATTCGCCTCAACCGTCACGCTGCCGGAGTCCGTGTTTCCCGAGGCGATCGTCCCAGCAACGGTGGTGACGAACTGGAGACCACTGGGAGTACTCACTATCGTCCCCACCTCTATGGTGACGGCGTCGACGGTCGCCACGTTTCGGGAGAAGACGACCTCCCCCGCAGCGGTACTCCCGGGTTGCTTGGAGAAGCCGAACGCGTAGAAGGGGAGGAGGGGGAGGTACTTGGTGAATCCCACCTTGCCGCGAAGGTACAACTGCTCGACTTCCTGAGCCACAGCCTCGCAGAACGCTGTGATGACACTCCCCTCGTTGAAGTCCGTGATGTAGTCCTGGTTGGCTATGATCCACGCCTTCATGTCCTCGAGGATCGCCGCGTAGGTCTTAGGATTGTAAGCACTCATCAGATTCCTCCCTCAAACTGTACCAGATCTTCGATGGCCTGCGCGTTGAACGCGATCTTCAAATTGTCTCCCGCCCCAAGTAACTTGATAGCGTCGATGCTCTTGATTCTGGGATCCTGCCTCAAGGTGTCCTTCAGGTTCGTCATGATGTACCCCACGGGGGCGGAGTTGTTTCGCGAGGATCCAAAGGAGTTTGAGAGTCCATACACAGTCAAGCGCAAACGCTTGCCCAGGGTCTCGTTCAATCGCATGTTGATGGCCTGGAGCAAGTTGTCCTCTCCATCTATCACCGAGAAGTCCCCGGACTCCGCCACGACGATCCTGGCCGGGGAGGAGGAGAGGCGAATGTCCGCACCGTAGTTGGACTGCTTGTCCCACGAGAATATCTTGTTGTCGTCCGCCCGGGCAACTCTCACGACGAGGGGGATCCTGATGGTGTCCCCGACGGATATGTCGTCGTTCGTGATCCCATTGAATATCCCAATGAGGAGAGCCAGGGAGGGGTCACCATAGTTCTCGGCGGCCAGTCTCTCGAGAGTCGTACCGCCCGACGCCGTGGTGGATCTCGTCCCATATATGGAGAAGTTCCTCCCGGCCACGTTCACAGTGATCTCCGAGTCTGCCTTCTGCGACTTCCCAAAAACGACGATGCGGGCGGCGGCTCTCTTCACCTCTTCACACAACTGCATCGTGTAGTCGTAGTTGTCCCCCATGATCTCCGCTACTTCGGGGGTGGCCGCCATCTCCACCTCAACACTGTTCATCGTAGAGACCACTTGAAAGAGAGCTGTCTTGGCGAGAGCTCCGGGAAACTTCGCCACCTCAAATATCTTGTGGAGTGTGTCGCTCCCAAGATCTATGAGATTCTCCGCGGAGTTGATGTACTCTACGAGGTCTACCTCGAGATCCGCTATGGTGGAGAAGACGTCGTTGATGGAGGCCAGGGTGTCCTGAGACCAACTATAGGTGTTCCGCACCGTCGTGATCCCGCGCGTCAGCGCTCCCACGATGTCCTGCAAGAAGACTTTCTCGAGAGGGACGAGGATGGGAGCCAAACTCGCGTTGATCTCAGCCTCAAGCGACTCAATCGAGAACTCGCCGGTAGAGGAGAAGAAGGATCCCATCAAGTCACCCTTCTTCTTCCTGACGGAGGGGAGGGGTGCGATTCCCACGAGCTCGATGGAGTAGCTGTACCAAAGAGGTTTCTCCTTTGATCTGGAGATCTTGAAGTCGTCGAGGGAGACGAGCCAAGCGTCGGTCGCGGCGTCCTTGATGGTGTCCAAGTTGTCCATGTCAGGAACGGTGGAGAGGTCATACATACGCATCTCGTAGTTCTCGTAACCCCTCCCGGAGAGGAGAGCCTTGTAGCGCCCTATCTTGTTGCGGAGAGCAAAGAGTGCCGACTTCCCCGTGTACCTCTCCAGAGACCCGCCCCCACCTGGGATGTACGTGGCACGCATCTCCTGGTTTCCCGTGGTCCCCGAGATGGTTATCTTGGCAACCCCAGGGCCGTAGTCGTCAATGAAGAGACCCCCAAACGTGTTCGTCCGAGACACCCTCTGGGACTGCACGTTCTCGTAGGACTCGGGGGGAATGCACAGTGTGAACGCGGAGACAATCTCCCCGGGATTCTTGACGTTCACTATCTCAAAGAGGATCGAACGCTGGTAAAGTAATCTAGTTGAAGGCATCCTTCTCCACCACCTTTATATCTCGTACCTAATGCGGACTTTCCATTTACTCATCGTTATAGTAGAGGTTGATCCTGCTGCATCTCTTCGCAAAACTACCGCAATCTCATCAGTCTGCACATAAAAATATGTCACATCAACAGATACCGACCACTCCCTACTGGCGGAATATCCTAAAATCGGGACACGTATTTCATCATTAACTGCATACCCCTGCTCAGCGGAAATACATAACAAACTACACGGACTCTTCCGTGGTAGTACACCTAGTCCATGCGCGAGTGGTTGTATCTGATTTATTACAAGCGTCGCTGAGTCGAGCGTGGAGAGGGAATCGATGACGATCGCCACGCCTCCCTGCACTTCATACTCAACGAAGTCCCCTTGCTTTCGCAGGGGGAATGCAGTCGCCCCACCGAGGAACGTCTCGGCTCCATACGGATTCACGATTCCCACACCAGCTCCGGTGTCAACCTTCTCAACTCTGACGCGGCAGCCCTCCTGGCTGGCAAGCGGGAGCAAGTTGAAGTTGTTCGACCCCGCTCCCGTACTCAGCGAGTAAATCTGCTCGATAGCTTGACTCGTCTGACTGCGATCTCCCGAGGAGGTATCAACACTCTCGTGGTGGGGGAATATCTCCTCATCTAAGACGGCTCCGATAGCCTCCCAGACCTTGGCCCAGTCTATCCTGTCGGCAGCAGACATCGCTACCTGAGCGGCCTTGATCTTGTCCCCTATGCGACTACTCACATCAACCCCCCTTCAACTTTATGATACCTGCCCCGGGTCCACCATGAGGCATCCCCGTGAAGGGGTCGACGGGCAGTATGTTGGGGGCCCAGATGGTAGAATCTCCGGAAGCCAACTGGATCCCCAGAGCGGTCAGACTGATCGTCACTCCAAAGGCTGTCATCTTGAGCTCGGTGGAACTCATCTTGATCTCGTTACCACTCTTGTCCACGACGTCCACTCCAGCAGAGTCTAGAGTGATCTCGTTACCACTCTTGTCCGTGACAACTATCCCAGATGAATCTAGGGTGATCTCGTTACCACTCTTGTCCACGACGTCCACTCCAGCGGAATCTAGAGTGACGACGTTCTTGTCAGTGGAGGAGGTGGACAACGCCTGCTCAACCACGACAGTTCCCGCGGGGTCTATCGTGACGGAGAACTTCTCTCCGGAATCAACGTCGGGGGACTCGTACGTGATTATCCCCGTCTCCTTGTCGAGGCGATGTGTCCACCCGTAGTCGTCCACATCAACCACCACAGTCTGCTCGTCATCTTTCAAGATGGACGTCTTCTGGGCGGGCACAAGGACGTCGAATCCCGAGATGGGAAGAACTAGGGGGTTGTCCAGTACTCCGTCTATGAACGCCAGGAGAACCTTCGCGCCCACCTGGGGGAGGTCCTTCCTCCCCGTGGCCTCGTCATCGGAGGCCGTGGTCCCCTTCTTGACCCACCGCGGTGAGGCCACCGGGACGTTCTTGAGCTTGAGCCCATTGGTGAGTTCCACGTCAACCGTCTGCACCCCCGTGAGCTGGAGGACCTTGGCCCACATCAGGGGGAGGACCTGGGTGCCAAACGACGTCTCCTTCATGCGCCTCTTGTTGGCCACCTCGGAGGACTGCATCACGGACTGCGGAGGATCAACAAACAAGAGTTTCATCGCCCTACTCATCTTGAGGAGCCTCCAGTACACCGATCTTGGGACCTATCTGCTCGATGGGGCTCACCTGGTTCCCCGAGGAGTCGTACATGTACCCTCTGGAGAGAGACAACGACTTCGTCATGACCCCGCCATACTCCCAGGAGGACCTGACGGCCTCTATGTAGAACTCCCCTCCGAGGAACCCTATCTTCTCCCCTATGCGAGGGACGGCCTTGAACTCCTCGTTCTCCACACTCATTATCGTGAGTGTCCCCGTCAAGAAGTTGGCGTTGTTTGAGTACCAGTTGAACAACCGCTCCGATAACTCCTGCATCAAGGCCTCTGCTCCCGTGAAGTCCTTCTGGTTCTCCTCTGATCGATTGAACCACCTCGACTCAACATACATCGGCCGGAAGCCGTAGTAGGGCCACTTGGCGTCGTCCTTGACGGAACTCCGAGAGTACGCGTCCAGGGTCAGGGCCTTCTCTCTGGAGATGGCTGAGCCCGGCAGCGTGCAGATGAACCACGTCTTGACGTCCTGATCACTCGCTCCGACATCATAGTCCTGCAAGAGGAGCGCCGGGATGTCATCTGGAATCACCCACTTCGTGAGGGCTGCCCAGTCGGCGGGATCAAAGGGTGTCTGGCGAAACCAGAGCTGATACTGCTTCGATCCTGGATCTAGGAGAGAGAACATCTCGTGGAAGGGAGGATTCAGCACCTGCTGGATCGTTGACCACAAGTTGTTCTCCCCCGTCTGGAAGGCCGAGACCACGATGGGGTACTTCGCCACCACGGAGGAGGACATCTTGGACTTCCAGTCGAAGAACTTCTCGATGACGTGCTTCACCCCGACATTCTGGTTGCCCCCAGTCTCTTCCATCAAGCGAAAGTAGGCGTCCTTGATGGACTGGAGGACCGCGGCGAGAGTCTGGTCCTTCGCCACGTTCGACGCGAGGGACTCCATGTACTTCCTCTGAGCGGTGTCACTGGTCTCACTCGATGCCAGGATGTGGAGATCAAGGAGTATGGTGAACTCGACGAGGAGTCCCCCCAGGGACATCCCCGATATGGATATCTTCCTCTCGGGTCCACGGTCGCCCATGCGCGCCTGATACCTCTTGTTCTTCACCACACCAATGTACTTCAACTTGCCGTGTTCTTTGATGAACACGAGGTCCCTGGCAAAGATCTTGTCGTACCACGTCTTGTTCTCGGAGTCCCTCTCTAGAGTCAAGGACAACGAGAAGGGACCGTCGGGAGAGGCTATCATCTCGTCATACTCGTATGCTAGACAAGCCGTGGACTTCCCGTCGGACTCCACGGCCCCAAAGGTGACGACGTTCGTGTCTGCATACTCGGTTGCCTGCATGTAATCAGGTCTCCTGACTTCTATCTCAAATGTCGGTGTCCTAGTATAACTGTCCATCTCAGTATAGCGTCCTTGGCGCACGGCCTGAGTTTTGAATCGTCACCGTCGCGGGTTGCTTGACGGCCTCTGTGTTCTCCTTGATGGCCTTGATCAGATCTTTCATGTCATCAGCGGAAGCCATGGGGTTCCGCAGAGAACTGAGGAGACCCTTTCCAGCTATGTCTCCCATCTTCCCAGAATTGACCAGGGACTCAAGTTGTCCCTGACTGAGCCCCGTCAGGGTGTCATACAACACCTTCGCCTTCTGAGTACGATTCCGGTACGAACCCTTGTCTTCACCCAGGATACCCAGGTCCATGTACTCGGCGTCCTTGTTTGCCTTGATGTACTCGTACATCTCGGAGAGAGCTATCTTTCCAGATGCTACGTTGGGCTTGTTGAATATCTCCTTCGCAGACGTCTTGGCCGTCCTCCTCAACCGATTCGTGGGAGCATTCCTGGCCTGCTCCTCAACGGACGCCCCTGTCAGATCTCCGAGAACCGTGACGAGCTCGTGCAGTGCTTCCACCAAGTCAAGTTTGGTCTCCAGAAGAGTCTCCCCGAGATGAACAACCTGGAGTCTGAGCTCCTCCTCGGCCCTCTTCAACTGCATCTCCGGAGACTCTGCACTGGGAGCCGGTAGAGTAGACACCAACTTGTTCATGACCTCGGGAGAGAGCTGCCCCTGTCCCGCCTGCCAGAGTGAGGAGGCTTGAGTGTAGTTGACCCCAAAGGTCTGCCTGAGCATCTCGATAGTGTCGGTGTCAACACCGCCTGTGGCGGCCTTGATCTGCTTGAAGACGTCCATGAAGAGAGGCACGGTCATGCCCTTCTCCATCTCCATCATGGTCTTGATGTATCCCGGAGCGATCTTCTGCATGGCCGTCTGGTTGACACCTGCCTGCACCACGCTCTTCGCAGCCCTGTAGAGGAAGACGTCGGACTCGTTCTGGAGTCCCGTCGCTCCGGAGACCACCTGACCCATCTGTCCTATCCTCTGTGCACCGAGTGCCCCCTGCCAATTGGGACCCAACTTGGAGAAGAAGTTCATGGTCTGTGAGATGTCTTCAAACCCCCTCGTGACCCCCTTAGAGATAGCCTCCTCGAAGATCCCCTTCATTGCGTTGAGATATTCTTCATAGCGACCAGCACCCATGCCAGACATAGATGTTCCTCCGGCCGCGAGACCAAGGACGTTCCCCTGTCCATAACGCTGTGCCAGTACTTGAGTCTCCACCAAGTTGGCCGGGTTGACTCCATATCCTCGCGCGTACGCGAAGAGCTGAGAACTCCGAGAGAGTGCCGCTCCACGACCCATCCCTCCATGAGCGAGGGAAGTGATCGTCTCAGTCCCTTGTTCCAGAGAGTACCCGAACTTCATGGCCGACGCTCCCGCCTCGTCCAGGATCTTCCGGAATGTCAAGCCATTCTCATCAGCGTTCTTGCTCAGACCCCCAAGGGCCGCCGTGGCCTCCATCAACTTGTCTACGAAGGGTTCATACGACCGAGACAACTGGTCAATGGCGACAAAGATGCCTCCCACGAGGGCTGCCACTCCTCCGATGATGGCACCGAGAGGTCCGGCCTTACTCACTGTCTGGCCCAGAGACTCTACAACCCCAGCACTCCCTCCCAGAGCACCGCCTCCCTGACCTATGGAAGCTACACCACCCCCCACTCCCGTTATGGCCCCCGTTGCGGTGGACATCGCTCCAGTGGGTGTCACGTTCCTCTGAGGACGCTCCCCCTTATTGAGTTTCTGATCCAAGAGAGCATTCTCGAGCTCCGTGTGCTTGAGTTCCAGTTCACGTTGCTTCCCAAACTTGAGGGCGTAGAGCTTGTCAATCTTGTTGGCGATGACGTCAAACTGGGATGACATGTCTCCCATGTCAAAAGCATCTTGGATGGTCTGGCCAGCCTGCTCTCCCGCTTGGCCTATCTTCTGGAACTGCTCAATGATTCTGGGCGCAGTCTGAGATGCGTTGTCCCTGATGTCAAGTTCGATTCCTACGACCTGAGGTCCTGCCATCTCCTACAAACTCCTATGAGACACTCTTGGGGAGGTCTCTCTTCATCTGCGCAATCACTTCTTCTGGGTAGCCGTTCCTCCTCAGTTCCTCCTCGGGGAAGGAATCTACTGCATCTTTCACCTGGAGACTCCTCCTGTAGAGTTCACGGAGTTCCTCGTCGGAGGGCATCATCAAGTGGTACTGGAGGAGAACGTCAATCTGCTCATCCGCCAGATTCTTGTACCGGGACTCCGTGGGTAACACCCTGAAATGCTCCATCACCCACAGGCGCTTCTTTATGTTCACCGGGGCCCGCTTCAGCACCTTCTCCAGACTTCCGGTCAACTCCAGCAATCTTGTCTTGTACTTCGCCATAGAAACGAAGATACCTCCTGTAGAGGTCGAGGACTAGGGCGTCGTCCGGACAGTCTTCCGAGGAGTTCAAGTCGTCCCACCACTGAGGAGCCTGGACAATCACGAGATCGAGAGTGGCGTACATCTCGTAGAATCTCCAGGACTTCTCGGGGAGATTCCCTAGATCCACGTTAGGAAATCGCTGAGAGAGGAGTATCTGGACCTGTCGGAAGACACGAGGTAAGGGGTACTTCATCACGAAGGTACCTCGCTTGGTCTCGAGGGTCTCAGTGATGTCCTCACCACTCAGCAATTTCTCCAGGAGGTCGTTGGTCTCAGGAGAGTTCTTCTCCTTCTTGATCTCCCTCTCTTGTTCCTGTAAGTTCTTTCCTGTCTTGTTCATGGTAATTCCTCCTCCAATCAAGAAGGTCCCCGAGTGACCATCCCGGGGACCTCAAAATCAAATCAAATGGTTCTCTTGACCGCGTTGAACCGCGAGTTAGCCGTGACGTACGAGTTAGGAGCCACTTGCTGACCGTTCGAGGCCAGGATGACGTCCTTGAACTCGTTCAAGATCTGGTTCGTCGCGATGTTCGTGAACTGCATTCCATCGAACTGCTTCCCCTTGCCATCCACCTGGACCTGATCCCGTGTCGGAAGGAGCTGCGAGATCGTAGTCTCTCCCCCGTCGGGAAGGATAGTCAGGTTGTTGGGATCCTCGGGAACGAAACTGTTGATGGTGATGGTGAGTGAGTAGCCCTGGGAGTCATACGATATGGGTCCCAGCCACCCGATGACGTTCGCCGGTTGGATCGCCCAGTCCTCGTCATACGATGCGCCAGTGGCAAGACCAATCGCCTTCCACTTGCCGTCCGTGTCGAGCACCTTGACCCTAACCCAGGCACCGCCTGCAATCAACTTCTGCGCCATGTTCTATCTCCCTCCTTTCTCCATGAGTTTTAGCCGTTAGTAGAAGCATACACGGACATGTGCGACGTGATGAACACGAAGTTCAGCGGAGGTGTCAAGTTACAGTTGTACTCGACGATGATCTGATCACCGTTCACTCTCCTCTGGTATCCCCAGTACGCTGGATCCCCGTTGAAGAGACCCATGTCCACATACAAATTCAACTTGAGGTTGACTGTGGAGTCTACTTCAGTGATCCTGTCGTTGGTGCCCGCTCTACCCACGTATGTCGCTTCGATGGCGTTGCGGAGATCTTTGGTCGACCACAAGGCTTCTCGAACCATCGAGAACTCGCACTTCTGGAGCTCCGAGCCCTGGTAGGTCGTCACTTGTCGAACGCTGACGAACTGTCCCGTGGAGTTCTTGATTCCGGCACAGACACCACCCTTGATCAGGAGTTCCTGATCGCCGGGACTCACCGCCTTAAAGTCCAAGACGGACATCGCCTTGTTCGTCAGGGGCTCGTTCAGAGCCAGGCAAGTGGCCAGGCCCAGTAGCTTCGCAGCGTAGTAGACGGGAGACCACCACACGATGGACGTCCCGGCGGCGTTGTAGTGCTGGAACTCGGGGTAGGCGAGCAACACGGCCATTGAGTTGAGCGCCTGTGCCCTCGCGATGACCTGCGCCACCGTCTCCCCGGATGCACCACCCAGTAACGCCTGCCTCTCGTTCTTGCCCGTGACAGAGTTCATCATCGTGCAGTGGGCGCTAATGAGAGCATGCACCGAGGCACTGCTGCTCGAGCATCCCACAAGCTGGACGTCCTCTCTCTCCATGAGTTCCAGCGAGTCAGCCCACTCCGAGGCGGTGTAGGCTCCATCAGTCCCTCCGGAGAAGTAGGACCAGGACGCGATGTTGTCGGGCATGGTTCTCCCCGCCTGCGTCACCGCATAGGCAGCGTTCTCAGAGCCTATCCAAGGACAGGCGAGCATGGCATCCACGAGGGCCTCCACATCAGACGTCAGCGTCTGCTCCGTGAGGAGACTGAGGTCCTCCTGCCAGTCGAGCTCGTCCGAGGGGTCCTCGGGAACGAGTGCCAACAGGGTCGCCGTGTAGTTTGTCTGATCGTTCAGGTAGTTCACGAGGTCCTGGACCGTCGGGAACGACGCCAACTCGATGGAGATCTCATCGGTGTGGGTCGTCGTGAAGGTCTTCAGGTAAGTCCCGTCGATCTGCAACTTGCAGGCTGCCTCGAGGCCGGTGTACTGCAAGGACAGGGATTCCCTCTCGATGTCGTCCACGACGTAGGCGGTCTCGGAGAGGAACTGCACGGTCAACTTCTTGCCCGTGGTGGTCCCCGCTTCGAGCTTCACCTTCACCTGGTTGGCCTGCAGGCCCCAGTCCCAGGAGTCCGCGGAGATGACACTGTAGTCTCCCGCATCTACACCCACGATGGTCTTCTCGATGCCCGCCGTGGCGGTGACACCCGTGGTGCCTCCCGAGAAGGTGTTGGCTCCCGTCTTCTGACCGACGGCCGTTGCAGTGAAGGTGACGGTGTCTCCAGAAGCTGACTGAGTCCAGCCCGTGAAGGTCCCCGCGGCGATCTTCGTCGCCACCTGGGACACAGTGTCTCCACTGGCCACCGCGATGTCCACTCCCGCGGCACCATTGAGGACGATGCTCACATCCTCGGAGGCCGTCGCCGCGTGGGTGATGATGAGCCTGAGGACCTCAACAACACCCACACTGGTGTACGTGAAGTCCTTCGAGGCCTGCAGACCGGGATTGACTCTCATGGCCCCTACTCTCTGAGGAGCAAAGTCCGGACTGGGAGTGAAGGCGTGCTTGATGGCGTCAAGGAGTGTGCCACTCCTCAGCACGTCCTCGGCTTGGGAGGGAGACGTGAACCACAAGACCTTGTTGGGCTCACCTCCTCGAGAGTCTCCCATGATGACCGCGTTGTTGATGGAAGCGAGACCACCAGCGGACTTCTGGAAGTCCAGGCGAGAGTACGCTCCCGGGATATAATGTTGGGAGGCCTGACCTCCACTCTGAAATACAGCGGGTTGAACGCCCATAAGACTCCTCCTTTACTCTACTCTCTTGGACATCTCGTCCGTGATGATCTTCAGCCATATCGACCTCGGGAGAGCTCTCCTCGAATACAGCTTGGAGAAAGCTGTGATGAGGATAGGCTTCAACCTACACTTCAGTCCACCTTCTTCCGGCTGCAAGCTCAAGAACGTCTTGACGTCCATGAGGGGATCACTCACAAGAGGCGCTTGTGGCTTCGTCTCCTCCTTGACCTTCGCTTTCTTCTCCTCGACTACCCGGTAGTCAGCAGGATTGATCTCTTCCGTCTTCTTGTTGTTCACAAGTTCCTCCTTCATTACACCAGGCCATTCACGGTCACCTGAGCTCCCGCGCCTATGGTGAAGTCTTTAACGATGTAGTATCCAACAGTATATGCAACTGTGAAGCGCAGCATCCCGCCATAGAGAGTCTCACCAAAGTCGAAGTTGTAGATTCCCGACTTCTCCCCTGTGATCGTCTCTTCCTCTATGAGAACCTCGGACTCCGTGTGCATGGAGAAGCGCCGCTGCCCCGCGAGGTACATGGTGACGAGATCGAAGATCTTGCCCTTCATCACGTTGTTGAGAGCCCACACCTCGATGGCCATCTGGGTTCTCCTCAACGTCTGGTAGCCCTCAGCCCTCAGGAACTGCTCCTCCGCGGGGAGGCTCTCCAGAGACTTGAAGCTCGCCTCAAGATCTGCTAGAGACTGCTTGGACATGATGAACATGTTCCTCCCACCCGCTTTGATCTCATCTACTATGGCAGGCAAGATCTTCATGGTCTGGGGATGCACGGGAGTCTCAACCAACTTAGAGAAGTTGGTGTCAATCACCGTGACGCAAGGGAATCCTGTGAGCTGATATGACTCTCCCTCGGTGACGCTCTGCTGCAGGAGAGCAACGAAGGGGTGGTCCGTACTCACCTTCAAAGCGTCGTTGGGGAAGAGGTCCGTGAACTTCTGGTCCGAGGCGAACCAGTCCCTCATGTCATCTGCTATGAGGGCCTCGCAGTCGGGAATCTTCGTGAATACAAGATCTGCCACTCCACTCTCCTATGGTAGTAAGTCCATGGTGATCCCTGCGCGAACCACTTGGGCTATGATCTCTCTGGTGTTCGCTACAACGTAGCGAGTCAAGTGGTACCCCTGTCGAGAGGGGACCACCCAAGAACCCTCCCAGCCCTTCTGTGCCTTGCTCTGCTTGGGCTTGTTCAAGGAGACGACACGAAAGGTCACGTACTGTCCTCTCGTCTCTCTCCCTCCGGAGGGGACGTTGAATACCGTCATGCCTTCCACATCAGGGAACTTCGGCTTCCCTCCCGCTCCCTTGGGACCACGAAAGGACGTCCCCCAGTTAACCTTGTTCCGGGTAACCATCTGCCCCGACGCGTTGGGCGTCTGGTACGTGTTCGAGGACACCGTAGACTTCGCGAACTGCTTCTGAGCAATCAACTTCAAGATCTGCGAGTAGACCTGCTGAGGCATCGGAGCAGACAGTGCTCCTGGGGTACCGTGTCTCATGGGAACTATAGTGTAGGGACCATTCTTGCCCATGCGACTCTTGGGGCCCAAGGGTATGATCTTCTTCAAGTCCAAGGCCTCCGTGCCCTCCTCAATTGATGCAGCATAGGGAGAATCTGACCAGACGGCACCACTGAGTCTACCCGACTTCCTCTTGATGGACTTGGCATAAGCTCCTCTCACGGAGTGCAACCGGATACTAGTTCCTGGAATAGGTGCTCCCATGGCGTAGGACTTCCACGTATACTCAAGGATGGCCGTGGCCATCTTGATGGCGTGGACGGTGTTCGGCAACTTCTGGGTACTGACCATCTCAAGTCCAGCAATGAGATCCCCGAGAGCTGTGTCGGAAGGAGCTATGTTGATCTGTATCATCGACTCAGCCATCAGATCAGCCCTCCCTGCTCTTCAGTCTTGTTGGGATCATCCAGGAGACCGGTGTCCTCCACGTTGGGAGATCTGAGCTCCAGCACCTTCGAGGAGTGCGAGAACGTCGAGAATTTCTTCAGAAAGACTCTCTTGGGCCAGATCTTGTCCTCGGAGTACCTCACCGTGGGGAGGTCTTCAAGAACCGAGAAGGCGGGGTGGTAGGCGAAGGCGCATGAGAAACGTGTGGGCTGTCGGGCTCCCCACACGATCTCGTTGTCCCGCACCAGAGTGAAGTCCGTGATAGGACCATAGCGGTCCTCCACGGAGAGGATCCTGGCGATGGACGCGTAGGGGAACACGTAGGAGGGACCTTCGTTCATCCCCACGATGGTCTCCTTCATCTCAGCAAGTTGCAAGACCACGACGTCACCCCGACCGACATGGAACGTCCCCGGGTAAGCCATCATGGCGTCTGCGTTCTGCATGATCATGTTGTTGTCCAACTTAGTCTTCGGATTGATCGAGGTGACGAGAAACTTCGAGGCCTTGACGTACTGACACGAGATCTCGAGAACATCAGATTCCGACACTTGTG